GATATAATCACGCCATGATCGTACGAAGCTTCGATGACTGGAAGGCCGCCGTGCGCGAGCACATGGCACAGACCGGACAGGTCACCAACGCGCTGGCTGTCCGCATGGACGCCGAGGACCGCATGGCCGCGCACAACGTGCGGTGCCTGCTTTCTGACGCCCCCAAGATCCGGCGCAAGGGCTGCAACCTCGCCAGCGCAATCGCCATCGCCGAATCCGTTGGGTTGGAAATCCATCTTTCATACAAGAATGAAACCTGATGCCAAGCAAATCACCCGCACAGAAGCGCCTGATGCAAGCGGCAGCACACTCCCGGTCGTTCGCAAAGAAGGCCGGCGTCCCTATGTCCGTCGCAAAGGAGTTCGTCAGGGCGGACAAGGCCAAGGCGAAGGCCAAGCGCCGAGCAAGATAGGCCGACCGCCAGAGCCCGTCCCGCAAGACCTAGCCGACGACCTGGTCGCTTGGCTCACGTTGGGCAAGCCGCTGCGGGAATGGTGCAGGCAGGACGGAAACCCTGATTGGCGCACCGTTTACTACTGGATGGACAAGGATCCTGACTTTGTTGCACGCATCGCACGCGCACGCGAGGACGGGCATGACGTGATCGCCGACGAGTGCAAGGAACTGGCCGACACCAAGCCAGCCGATCAGGTCGAAGTCGCATGGCGTCGCCTCCAGGTCGAGACGCGCCTGAAGCTCCTCGCCAAGTGGAACCCCAAGAAGTACGGCGACAAGGTTGGGGTTGACCATGCCGGCGGCGTGAACCTGACCGTCATCACGGGCGTGCCAAGTGCCGATAAGTCTTGACTACAACCCGCGCCAGTGGCAGCGGGAATGTCACCTGAAGCGCAAGAGGTTCACCGTTCTCGCCTTGCACCGACGTGCTGGCAAGACGGAACTCGCCATCATGGAGCTTCTTGACAAGGCTCTGAAATGCAAGCAGCCGCTCGGGTTCTACGTGTACATCGCACCGTTCCTGCGCCAGGCCAAGGCCATCGCATGGGCTCGATTGAAGGACAAGTTGCGCCCCATGCGCACCACGGGGGCCATCGACATCAACGAGGTGGATCTGGCCGTCGTGTTCAAACACAACGGCGCGACCATCCGCCTGTTCGGCGGCGACAACCCCGACGCCCTGCGCGGCGTCCGTCTCGACGGCTGCGTGATTGACGAGGTTGCCCAGATCAAGCCCGAGGTCTGGACCGACATCGTGCAGCCTGCCCTGTCCGACCGAAAGGGCTGGGCGATGTTCATTGGCACGCCGTCTGGAATCAACCTGTTCAGCGAGCTGTTCTACCGCTCCAACGGCTTGGAGGACTGGTGGTCTGCCCTCTATACCGTCGATGATACGGACGCCATCGACCGTGACGAGGTCAAGCGCCTGCGCCGCGACATGCCCGAAACGGCGTTCGCTCGTGAGTACCTGTGTGACTTCAGCGCCGCCGGCGACGACCAGCTCATTACCCTGTCCGACGCCGAGGCGGCAGCACGGCGCAAGTACCCCGACGGCGACATCGTGGACGCTCCGCTGGTTGTCGGCGTTGACCCGGCCCGGTTCGGTGATGACCGCAGCGTGATCGTGCTGCGCCAAGGACTCGTCGTGTTCGAGCCGCAGATTTACCGAGGCATCGACAACATGGGCCTGGCTGGCCGTGTCGCCAACGTCATTGAGGAGCGCGACCCAGACGGCGTGTTCATCGACGTGGGTGGCGGGGCGGGCGTGATCGACCGGCTGCGCCAGTTGGGCTACGGGATCGTCGAGATCAACTTCGGCGGCAAGGCCAACAACCCCGGCTTGTTCGTCAACAAGCGCACCGAGATGTGGTGGACGATGCGCGAGTGGATGGAGCAGGGCGGCTCGATTCCCAACGACCCGTACCTGAAGGCCGAACTCGCCACCCCCACGTATTCGTACGACTCCAACGGCAGGCGCGTGCTTGAATCCAAGGACGACATCAAGCGCCGGCTACAGGGCGGGGCCAGCCCGGACATCGCCGACGCGCTGGCGCTGACGTTCGCGTTCCCCGTGGGCAAGCAACTTCCACGCGAGGTGCGCGACCGGATCGACACTCGACCAGGCGACTACGACCCGTACGAGGGCATGCACAACCAGTAAGGCCGCAAATTCATGGTCAACATCTGCCTCATTCAGCCTAAGGATTTCATGCCCCTGATCCACGAACTGATGGCGGCTAACTGGGCGGAAACGGGATTTGATTTCCCATTCAATCCATCAGCAGAACAATATCAAACACTTGTCGATGCTAAACTCATGTTCGCGCTCGCGGCGTTTGATGAAAGTCGAATGGTTGGTTATTGCACAATGCTCGTCACACCGACAATGCACAACCCAGCAATCATCATCGCCGCAAACGATGCTTTGTTTGTCGATCCGGCATACCGAGGCGTTATCGGTGGTCGGATGATTCGCGTTGCAGAAGCAGAAGCAAGATCACGAGGCGCGTGTCGCGTGTTGTGGCACACGAGATCTGGAACAAAGTTGCACGAGTCGATGACGAAGCATGGATACTTTCCCGCAGATATCGTGATGATGAAGGAGCTTTGATATGGGAATCGAAATTGCAATCGCAGCAGCGGCAGCAGCGGCAGCAGCCGCAGGAACCGGGTACGCCGTATACGCCGGAGAAAGGGCCGATAAGGCACAAGAGCAGGCGCTTGGCGAACAGCGCCAGGCCCAGCGACAGGCCGAAGCGCAGGCCGCTTCGCAGCAGCGCCGCAGTGCGCAGGCGATGGCAGCAGCCAACCGCCGGCAGCCTGACATGGGCAGCATCATGGCGGGCGCAGCAGAAGGCGCAGGAGGCGGGCCGACCAGCACCATGCTGACCGGACCGACCGGCGTCAACCCGCAGGATCTGGCGCTCGGGCGCAGTTCACTCCTTGGAGGCTGACATGGGTGTGTCTGGCAACATCAGCGCACAAGTTGCACAGGCAGCGCAAAAGGAAACCGTTGATCCGGAACGTCCGTGGCTGACAATGCCGAATCAAGAGGGTGGCAATGGTGGCTTCTTTGGCAGGAACGCGCAAACAGAACAGCGTCCATTGTTCTCGCCAATGAAGACCGAGGATCTCGTCAAACTCAGCGCAGAAGATCGCAATGCATACTTCGCCGATTACGCCAAGTATGGGAGCACTATGGCTGGCCTGAACATGGCGGCTATGGGTGGCACGCAGGGATTCGGCGGATTTTTCCAAGCGTCCAACTTGGCACTCGGTCCAGCAGCACAACAGCAGGCGCTCAACGACATGCTGTTCCCACGCGCATCGGGCGGCTTCCTGCCAAGGGCTGTTCAAGGTCAACGCACCCCTAACGCACCAGGCGCACGATGAGCGAATACACCAGCGATGCACAGTCCTACCCAAGCGCACCTACCCGCGACAAGTTGTTCACGCGATGGGGGCAGCTCAAGTCTGAGCGAGCGTCGTGGCTGTCGCACTGGCAAGAGATCACGACCTACCTGCTCCCGCGCAACGGGCGCTACTTCCGCCAGGACCGCGACAAGGGATGGCGCCGGCACAACAACATCTACGACAACACCGGCACCCGCGCATTGCGCACGCTCGGAGCCGGCATGATGGCTGGCGCCACGAGCCCAGCGCGTCAATGGTTCCGCTTGGCAACCGCCGACCCGGAACTGAACTCCTACCAGCCCGTCAAGTTGTGGCTCGATGACGTGACGCGCCGCATGCAGTTGGTCTTCCAGAAGTCCAACACCTACCGCGCCCTGCACACGATGTACGAAGAGCTCGGTGCGTTCGGCACTGCCACGAGCATCGTGCTGCCCGACTTCAAGAACGTCATCCACCACTACCCCGTCACGACGGGCGAGTTTTGCATTGCCACCGACGCGCAGGGCCGCGTTGACACGCTGTACCGCGAGTTCGAGATGACGGTCGCCGCGATGGTCAAGGAGTTCGGCTACAAGAACTGCTCCACGACCGTGCGCAACATGTGGGATCGAGGCACGCTAGACCAGTGGATTCCAGTCATCCACGCCATCGAACCGCGATCCGACCGCGACCACAAGAAGCGCGACAACAAGAACATGGCGTGGGGTTCGTGGTACTTCGAGGTCGGCGGCGAGGACGGCGTGTTCCTGCGAGAAAGCGGGTTCGAGCAGTTCCCCGCGCTCGTCCCGCGCTGGGCCACCGCCGGCGGCGACATCTACGGCAACAGCCCGGGCATGGAGTCGCTTGGCGACATCAAGCAGCTCCAGCACGAGCAGTTGCGCAAGGCGCAGGCCATCGACTACCAGACCAAGCCGCCGCTCCAGGTGCCCGTGTCGATGAAGAACCGCGACGTCGAGACGCTGCCCGGCGGCATCTCGTTCGTTGACGGCGCGTCAGCGGGCATCAAGACGGCGTTTGAGGTCAACCTCAACCTCCAGTACCTGCTGAACGACATCCAAGACTGCCGCGAGCGTGTTCGTGGTGCGTTCTATGCCGACATGTTCCTGATGCTGGCGGGCCAGCCGAACACCCGCATGACAGCCACCGAGGTCGCCGAGCGCCACGAGGAGAAGTTGCTCATGCTCGGGCCCGTGCTTGAGCGCCTGCACAACGAACTGCTCGACCCGCTCGTGGACATCACGTTCACGCGCATGTTGCAGGGCGGCATCATCCCGCCGGCACCCGAGGAGTTGCAGGGCATGGACCTGAACGTCGAGTTCGTCAGCATGCTCGCCCAGGCGCAGCGTGCCATCGGCACGAACTCGGTGGACCGCTTCGTCGGTAACCTCGGCCAGATCGCCACGATGAAGCCGGACATCCTCGACAAGTTCGACAGCGACCAGTGGGCCGACATCTACGCCGACATGCTTGGCGTGGACCCGTCGCTAATCATCGCCGACAAGGAGGTCGCGGCCATCCGCACCGCCCGCAACCAGGCGATGGCGGCCAAGGAGCAGTCAGCGGCATTGCAACAGTCGTCGCAGACGGTCAAGAACATGGCCGGCGCTCCGACGGATCAGCCCAACGCATTGACTGACGTGATGAACATGTTCTCGGGATACACCAGCCCATCGGCGCTGGAAGTTTGAAAGGAACAAAATGCCATACTTTATGAAGACGCCAGGTGGTCCTTGGCTTTACAACTCAACCACAGGCGATTTCGCTGGCTTGAAAGATCCCGACGGCAGCGAACTGATCTTCGCTAGAGCTCCGCATACGGGTGGGTTTTTTGACGTGTCAAACCAGACTGCGCTTGCAAACACTGCTACGCCAATGGAATACGACACAACCGACTTCTCGCATGGAGTTTCGGTTGTGAGCAACAACCGAATCACAGTGACACGCGACTCGGTCTACAACATCCAATTCAGCGCCCAGTTCAAGAACACAGACAACTCATCGGAGCACAACGTAAGCGTGTGGCTCGCATTGAACGGAACCAATGTCGCAAACAGCAATACACAGATCACGCTGCCGAAAAAGCATGGTGGTGGTGACGGGTTGCTGGTTGCAGCATGGAACTTTTTCGTGACCATGAACGCCGGCCAGTACGCGCAGATCATTTGGTCCACGCCAAACACCGCCGTGTCGATTGCCTACGAAGGCACGCTATCGACTCCGACCAGGCCGGCTACGCCGTCTGTGATCCTGACCGTCAACGAGGTCAACGGTATCTCCTGACGTTGCTAGTTCAACATTCGCCATCTCAGACAGTCCAAACGTGAGCAATTACGACCCACTCGATATCCGTGGACAAGAGCGCAACAAGGCCGAGCGCGACCAGCGTGAACGCCTCGAGCGCGAAAACGAGGCCGCCGACGTCAAGTGGCTTATGAACAACAAGCGTGGCCGGCGCATGGTGTGGCGGTTGCTGGACAGGGCCGGAGTGTTCCGATCCTCGTTCGCCACCAACAGCATGACAATGGCATTCTCTGAAGGTAACCGTAACTACGGCCTACAGTTACTTGGTATTATCCACGCCGTATGTCCGGAACTTTATCCGGTCATGTTGAAGGAACACACGAATGAACGAACCAACGACGATGCTGGCGACCCCAACCAGTGAGGCGCCCACATCATCGAATGCCAGCAACACCTCCGCGACGGCGGAGAAGTTGTATGGCGAGCAGAAGGCGTCTGCACCTCAGACTGCGCCCGCCGATACGGCTAAGGCGCAGGACGCCCCTGTGACCGGACAGGCAGAGAAGGCCGCCGAGGCACCCGCCGAAGCCAAGCCGACCACGCCTGAGAAGTACGAATTCAAGGCTCCTGAAGGTCAGGAGTTTGACGGTGACACCATCACCGCGTACTCGGAGGTCGCACGGGAGCTTCAACTGAGTCAGGACGCTGCGCAGAAGCTGCTTGACGTCATGGGCCCGAAGATGGCCGAACGTCAAATGGCTCAGATTCAGGCCGTTCAAGGCGCTTGGATGGAGGCATCCAGGCAGGACAGGGAATTCGGCGGCCCCGCGCTCGCCGAGAACCTGGCCGTTGCCAAGAAGGCGCTGGATGCGTTCGGCACCGCCGAGCTCCGCACGCTGCTCAACGAGTCTGGGCTGGGGAATCACCCGGAGATCGTCCGGCTGTTCTTCCGCGCAGGCAAGGCAATCAGTGAGGATCGTGTCGTGACGGGCTCGACCGGGCAGGCCAAGGCCGGCCCCAAGTCGTTCTCCGATCTGGCCGATGTTCTGTACTCGTAACTAACCCCTACAAAGGAATCGCAACATGGCAACTCTCTCTACGTCGAATCTGACGCTGGCCGACTGGGCCAAGCGCACCGATCCGGATGGCCGCGTCCCGGTCATCGCGGAACTCCTCTCGCAGTCGAACGAAATCCTTGAGGACTGCGTCTTCAAGGAAGGCAACCTCCCCACGGGCGAGCGCGTCGTCATCCGCACCGGGCTTCCCTCGGTGTACTGGCGTGCGCTCAACCAGGGCATTCCGAACAGCAAGAGCACGACCGCTCAGGTCGATGAGGCTTGCGGCATTCTGGAAGCCCGCAGCGAGGTGGACAAGGATCTGGCGATGCTGAACGGCAACACCGCTCAGTTCCGCCTGTCCGAAGACGTCGCCTTCCTCGAGGCGATGAACCAGACGCAGGCCACCACCCTGTTCTACGGCAACCCCGCCACCGATCCGAAGCAGTTCCTCGGCCTCGCGCCGCGTTACTCGGACATCGGCGCCGGCAGCCCGAACAACTCGCAGAACATCATCACCGCCGGCGGTAGCGATGCCACCAGCAACACGTCGATTTACCTCGTCGTGTGGGGTGACCAGACCGTGTACTGCCCCTTCCCCAAGGGCAGCAGCGCCGGCCTGATCCACGAAGACCTCGGCGAGCAGACCGTCTACAACAGCGATGGCACCCGTCTTCAGGCGTATGCCACCCGCTACCAGTGGAAGAACGGTCTGGTGGTCAAGGACTGGCGCTACGTGGTCCGCATCTGCAACATCAACACTGCTGACCTGATGGCGCAGACCACCACGCAGGCTTCCACGGCTTCGACCGCGATCATCAAGCTGATGAGCCGCGCCCTGTACCGCATCCCCAACATGGGCATGGGTCGGGCCGCGTTCTACATGAACCGCACCGTCCACAGCGGCCTTGCGATTGCTGCGCTCGATAAGAGCCAGGCAGTTCTGAAGGTCAACGACGGTCTGTCGCAGTTCGGCACGCCGTACAGCTGGCTGACTTTCCAGGGCGTTCCGTGCCGCCGCGTGGATGCCATCATCAACACCGAATCCGTCGTGTCCTAATCGCACATACAGAAAGAGAGAACAACAATGATTACTGACGCATTCCTGCGGCTTGAAAATGGCGACTCTGGTAGCTCTGCCATCACTGCCGACCGTGTGACCGAGAACGTCATCGACCTGCTCCAGGCCCGCGAAATCGGCGAGGGTGCTGACCTGTTCATGGTCTACACGGTTACGGTCGATGGAACTGGTGCCGGCGATGTCGTGTTCCAGGTTTACATTGCGGATGACGCCGCCATGAGCACGAACGCCCAGGTCATCGCCTCGAGCGGTGCATTCGTCGGAACGACTCTTGACATCCCGTCGGCCGCCGCGCCGAACGGAACTGTGATTGTCGTTCCGATTCCGCCCCGCGTCGCTAGCCTTGGTCGCCGCTTCCTGTCCGGTCGCTTTGATGTGACCGGAACGGTCGGCGCGGTGAAGGTCATCTGCGATATTGTCCACAACATCCAGGATGGCCGCAAGTTCTACGCGAGCGGATTCACGGTCGCCTGACATGAAAGTCCGCGCACTCGTGACGTGTTTCATCGACAACGGCCTCCGCAAGGAGGGCGAAGTCTTCGAGTACAACGGTCCTGCCAACGGGAACGTCGAGCC